GTGTCTGTATGGGCTTATTCTCCTGCTGTGGCTATTGCTGATCAGGCTCGTGTTGGTGGACGTGGAGATGGCAAGTTGACTCGTGAGTATGACTACAGCCTGTCACCTACTGGTAGACGTAGACACCGTGTTAACGGTCAGGGCAAGGGCATGGTTAAGGCTTTGGAAAAGTCACACTTTGTTGTGCGTAAGACACCATCTCGTTATGTTTGGCCGTCAGCGGAAAAGGCTTTACCAGCGGTACAGGCTAAAATGTTGGATTTGATTGAAGAACAATCTAAGAAAATTAATGCGACTTTGCTAAGGATTAAATAATGGCAATTATTTTACCTATTGTTTCTAATTTTAACAAAAAGGGTATTACTGATGCCACCGCTGCTCTTTCCGCATTAGGTGATGGTCTTAAGCGTCTAGGTGCTCAGGTTAGCTTTGCAGCCTTTATGAGCACTAGCATTAATCAGGCTAGGGATCTTCAGCGAAACATTGCAGCCCTTGAGGGTGTGTTTGGGTCTTATTCAGACCGTATGAAGCAGTTTGCTGTCGATGCTCAAAGTTTTGGTTTGAGTCAAACTGAAGCAGCTCGTACAGCAACATTCTTGGGTTCTGTTCTCAAGGCTGCTGGTTTTGGTATGGAAGAAGTTTCCAAGCAAACTGAGCGTCTGACTATTTTGGCTCAGGACTTGGCTACCACTTATGGTTATGACACGTCTGAAGCGTTGACTGCTATGACGGCGTTGTTCCGTGGTGAGTATGACCCGATTGAAAAGTTTGGTGTTGCTCTTAAGCAGAACGAAATTAATGCACTGTTGGCAGCTAAGGGTCTTGATCACCTAACCGGTATTGAGTTGCTTAATGCTCAACAGGTTGTTCGTATGGAGCAGTTGTACCTACGCACTAACGATGCTCAGGGTGCGTTTGCTCGCCAGTCTGACAGTCTTTTTGTTTCACAGAAAAACCTAACAGCAGCGTTTAAAAACCTTCAGGCTAATGCTGCACAGCCTTTGACTATTGCTCTGGGTAAACTATTTGCCAGCACGGTTCCTTTGGTTGATCAGGCTTTGCCAGGTTTAACAAATACTTTCACTCAGTTTGCAGACATTATTCTGACGCTGACACCTTTACTAAGCCCACTAGCGAATCTAATAAGTTCTCTAAGCGGTGAGTTTAATCTTCTAATTGCGGCTCTATCAGGACTGATCAAGCCACTTATCACACCTCTTATTCAGTTAATTTATGGCTTAACAAATGCTCTAAATGGACTATTTAGTTGGATTAACCAAAACATCAGTGCCCTAGTTGCTTTTGGTATCGCTATCGGTGTAGTTGTTACGGCTTGGAAAACATACATCGTTGTCATGGGTGTCTACAGGGCTGCGGTTGCGGCTGCGGCTGTTGCCCAAGGACTTCTAGCTGCAGCTATTGCGATTACTACTGCAAACCCTGTTATGGCAGCGTTGGCATTTGGAATCATTGCAGCTGGTATTGGTGGTATTGCTGTTACTGCTGCTAACGCAAAGTTTGAGGTTGAGGGGCTAAATGCTGCTTTGGCTCAAACTGGTGATACGAAGATTCCTAAGTTGGACTTCTCTGGTGGTGCACCGGTTGGTCTTGATCCTGGCAAAGTCAAGAACCCTATGGATGGTGCGACTACTACTTGGTTCTCAGGGGGCAAGTGGTACACAGCGGAGTTTAAGAATGGTAAGTGGTCTAGCCCGAAAGAGTATAAGGCCGCTTCTCCTACTGGTGGGTCTAAGGGCACTGGCACACAGGCTAAAGATTATGTAAATGATTTTTACAAAAATCTCCGTGATGAGGTTGCAAAGCAGTCTGCCCGTCTTAAGTTGCAGAACATGGGTGCTTCTGAGGCGTTCATTGAGTCTATTGTTGGTTCTGGTCAAGAGTGGCAAAAGGTTTTCAACAGTGTCGCTTCTAGGGGTGTTAAGGGTGTTGCCTCTCTACAGAAGCAGTTTAACAAGACAAACGCTGGTGTTAATGAGGTTTATAAGAAGGCTGAAGAAGCGGCTAAGGCGGCTTATGAGAAAGCCAAAGATGTTTATGATGAGCAACTAAGGGCTTTTGAGAAGCAACGAGATGCTATCAATGAACTTAAGAAGGCTCTTAAGGATCTAACAACTAGCACCGCACCTTTGGCTGTTGTCACTCGTGAAATTGGTCAGTTTGAACAGTCAACTATTGATGCGTTTGACAACATTGCGGAGAAAATCTCTGAGGGTGTGGCTGATGGCACATTGCTTAAATCAGCAGCTGACGCTTTAACTGCTTATGCTCGTTCCGAACAGGTAACTATTCAGAACTTGATGCGTCAACGTGACGAATTGGTTAATCGCCGTAGCATGGCTAAAGACCTTATGGATGACATTAAGTCAACTATTAGGGGCATGGGCGATGTTACAGAGTTGTTGGCTAAGAATACAACTGATGTCACTGAGACTGTTACTAAGATGGTTGGCGATGTTCAGGTCGCTACTTCTAGGGTAATTAAGGGTGTTACTGGTGGTTCTGCTGGTCTGATCAAGTCGTTTAAAGATACTTTGGCTAAGACTAAAGAGTTTGCACAGCAACTTAAGGATCTCCGTGCTCTTGGTCTTGATAAGAACATTTACCAGCAGATTGTTGACGCTGGTGTTGACGCTGGTGGGGCTACTGCTAAGGCTATCCTTGAGGGTGGTTCTGGCACAGTCAGCGAATTAAACAGCTTATTTACTGAACTTGACACTGTTGGCTCTAGCATTGCCGAGCAATCTGCCCAAGTTATGTACGGTGCTGGTATTGATCTTGTTGATGGGCTAATCAATGGTTTAATCTCTAAGGAGAAGGAACTTGTTGATTATGCCACTCAGTTGGCTACAGCGTTTACTACAGCCTTTAATTCACAGTTGGCTACTGCTTTGCCTATGCCTAATGCACCAGTTGAGCCTGTGTATCAAGCCCCTGCTATGCCTACAGCGTCTACTATGGGTATCCGTTTGGGTGACATTAAACTTGGTAACTTTGGTGCTACATCTAAGGAATCTGCTTTGGCAGCTAAGATCATTGCCAGCCCGAAGGCTACTGCTTGGAACACCACAATTACTGTGAACGCTGGTGTGGGTACTAACGGTAAGGCTGTTGGTCAGGCTATTTATAGTGAGTTGCTAAGTTTCGCTAAGGCGAACGGTATTAAAATCTAAAAATGCCTACACAAAAAGTTGAGATTGGTTTTGACCTAGCGGGTAATAACGGCCCGTTCTTTGTGCTGGACGATGCTGAGCGTGGTGTTTTAGATAATACTGCTTGGACTTTGGCTGGAACGTTTTTCTATGACGTGACACAGTATGTCAAGGACATAACAATTAGTCGTGGTAAGAACCGTGACATTGACTCTTATACTTCTGGTGAGTCTGTTGTGACGATGAACAACTACAACCGGTATTTTGACCCTACTTATCAAGACAGCCCGTTTTATGGCAACATTATTCCTCGCCGTGAGGTACGTATCAGCAGTAATGGTATTCAACAGTATTTTGGCACTATTGACGACTGGAACTTGGCTTATACCATTCAGGGCGAGTCAAATGTGTCTTTTGCTACTTCTGATGGTTTTTATAAGTTCAACAACCAGGCTTTGAACGCTGGTACTGCGACTGTGCAGACTTCTGGTGAGCGTATTTCGGCTATTTTGGATGATCCGAACGTCAACTGGCCTTCTGCGTTCCGAAACATTGATACTGGTGTTGTGACTGTTGGTGCGGATGTTATTGCTGAGGGTACGAATGTTTTGTCGTACCTGAAGTTGGTTGAAAAGACTGAGTTTGGTGCTTTCTTTATCGCTAAGGACGGTAAAGCGACTTTTAAAGACCGTACCGTGGTACAACCCACAGGTGATTTGGTCATTTTGAGTGACGATAACACAGGCATTGGGTACAGCGACATTCGTATCACTTACGGTTCTGAGCAGCTTGCTAACGAGATTGTTGTGACCTCGGCAGTCACGACAAGCACTGTGACGGCTATTGACCTAGCGTCTCAGGGTGTTTATGGTGTGCTTAACCTGACGCTTTCTGATCTGCTGATGAATACTGATGCTCAGGTTGAGGAATTAGCAGTTTATTTGGCTAATAAGTATTCTCAGCCGGAATATCGTTTTGAGGCTGTTGAGATCATCCTTGATGACTTGTCGCTTGAGGATCAGAACAAGGTGTTGAACCTTGAACTAAACGATGTGGTTAAGGTGAAGTTCACCCCTAACGGCATTGGCCCTGCTATTGAACAGTATGCGGAGATTATTAACATTAATCACCGTGCCGATTTACAAATTCACCGTGTCACCCTTGGTTTGGCTCGTTTGGACTTCTTATACTTTATTTTGGATGACCCAACCTTTGGTACACTAGATACAGATAACGCCTTAGGGTATTAGGAGATAAATTATGCCAGGTTTGGGTAGAAAGACCTTTAACGCTTTAGAGGTGCTGACGGCAGCTAACGTCAATGGCTACCTTATGGATCAGTCGGTTATGGTCTTTGCTTCGGCTACTGCTCGTTCGTCAGCCTTGGGTACAGCGGTTTCGGCTGGTATGGTGTCGTACCGCACCGATGGTACTGTTTGGGAGGGTTATAACGGTTCTTCTTGGGGTGCGTTAGTAAATACTTCGACTTTTATTACTGCTTCTAGCACTGCGACTCTGACTAATAAGAGCATTGATTCAGGGCAGTTGACCACAACTGTAAATAACGTAACTGGTGCTTATACAGCCGTTGCAGCTGACCGTAATGAAACTATTGTGGCGAACAGCGGATCAGCGTTCACTATTACTGTTCCTGACCTTTACAACATTGGTGACCGCATAGACATCATTCGTGACGGTGCTGGTACTGTATCTATCGCAGCTGGTACTGGTATTACTACTTGGGCTGGTGCTGGTACTGCAGGTACTGCGGTGACATTTAAGATTGACCAGCAATATAATGGTGCGACTATTCAGAAGGTTGCTGCTAACTCTTACCGTGTTATTGGAAAGATTGCTGTCTAATGCCAATTCCGTTGGGGATTTTTGCGACTGCGGGTGCTGGAGGTGCAGCGGCTGGTGCTTTTGAACTTATTACTACAACTCTTTTAAGCACTACTGCTACTACGGTAACATTCAGTTCTATTCCACAAACCTACAAACATTTGCAAATAAGAGTGACATTAAGAACAAATCAATCTAGCGTTCAAGGATTTGCGTTGACTTATGCAAATGGCAATAATGGCTCTCCTTTTAATAAATCATCACATCAGTTAATTGGTAATGGGTCAACCGTAAGTTCCGGATATAATACCGATTATGGAGACCTTAATTTATTACCTGGTGCAACACCTGGTAATAATGCCTCCGCAGGAATTTTTGGAGCAACAATAATTGATGTATTGGACTATACAAGTACGGTTAAAAACAAAACATTTAAATCACTTGGTGGTTATGTAAATTCTGGCTCTACTAACAACGATAGAAGGATTGGTTTATATTCGGGTCTTTGGAATGATTTAACAACTATTAGTTCTATAACCATATCGGCATCAGGGGCAAGTTTTGTTTCTGGCTGTCGTTTTTCACTATACGGAATTAAGGGGTAATTATGCCAGCAGGTGTATCAGCTTATGTGCCATTAGCCAACATAACTCTTGGGTCTAGTGTTACCTCAATAACTTTTTCTTCCATTTCTGGAATATACCAAGATTTAATATTAGTTGCTTATGTGAGTTCAAGTAGTGATGGTGATTTTTGGGTTCAGTTTAATAATGACACTGGGTCTAATTACAATACCGTAACTGTGGGCGGTAATGGAACTAGTGCCTATAGCGGATTATTAAATTCAGGTGGCGGCTACAATGCAATTGTGGTCGGTGGAGCCAATTTTACTACTTCAGACGGCATTGTTAAAATGAATGTCTTAGACTACTCGGCAACAGATAAACATAAAACTACTTTGACCAGAACTGATAAAGCATCAGCAGGAACAGAAGCAAGTGCCGGTAGATGGGCAAACACATCTGCAATTACAAGTTTAAAAATTGTGCAATACAATACGGCTAGATTTTTTACTGCTGGTTCAACTTTTGCTCTTTATGGAGTATCGGCATGACAATGACTTTGATTAGCACCGTAACCGTTGGAGTTAGTGGTGCGTCTGTTCTTGAATTTACAGGTATTCCTCAAACTTATACAGACCTTACGCTAGTTTTAAGTGCTAGGGCTGGCGGTGCTGGAACAATAAGAGAATTTCTCTTTACTATTAATAATAACAGTAGCTCTATATACACAGGCAAAAAGTTAATGGGGAGCGGGTTATCAACAGCTTCTTATTCACAAAGCGGTGCTACTTCATTGAGCATTGGCGACTCTCAGGGTGGAGCCTCGACAGCAAATACATTTAACAATGTATCCCTTTATATTCCAAATTACGCTTTAACGCAAAATAAAACCATTTCTTTAGACAGCGTAATGGAAACAAATGCTACTACAAGTTACATTTGGTTAAATTCAGGATTGATTGCTACTACTTCTGCAGTTACATCATTAAGTTTTTCTTGGGTTGGAGAAAACTTTGTGCAATACAGCAGTGCTTCACTTTATGGAATACTTAAAGGCTCTGGCGGAGCAACTGTTTCTTAAGATAGGATAGAAATTATGACTGAGACTTTAACCAAGATTGTTGTTGATTGCTCTACTGGTGAGCAGATTGTTGTTCCTTTGACCGCTGAGGAAATCGCACAGCGTGAGGCCGATGCAGCTGCCTTTGCTCAACAGAAGGCTATTCAAGATGCAGCTGCGGAAGCACTAGCGGCTCTCAAAGCTTCTGCTAAGGCAAAACTCATTGCTGGTGAGCCTCTTACCGCTGAAGAAGCCGACACACTAGTTATTTAATACTTGTTCCTACGCCTGACTGAAAGATAGCCGTGGATCAAGAACAAATCCCTGCATGGGCGATTGAACTTATTAAACAGGTTGAACGCCTTAATGAGAAGATACCTACACATGTTGAGTGGGTTGAACGCAACCTCAAAGATCACGAGAACCGTATCCGCACTTTGGAACAGTTCCGTTGGATGGTTGTTGGCATGGTAGGGCTTTCTGGTGTTCTTGGTGCTTTTATCGGCAAACTGCTTGGTATCTAGGTCAAGGTAGAATAGTCGTATGACTGCTCTTAACTGTTTCTATGAACCCGTCCGTGGCCCTGGACGTGAACGCCGTGACGAATTGGGCAATACAGCCCCTTACCGTTCACAGCCTCACCGTGGATCTGACTGGGGATTTACTAACGGCTCTGAGGGCAAAGAGATTTATGCCATTCACGCTGGCAAGGTAACTAAAGTTGAGAACAACCCTGCTCTTGGCTGGTCTGTTGTTGTGAAATCTGTTTGTGGCAACGCTCCGTGTGCTAAAGATCATATTGAATACAACCATATGCTAGAGAAGCCAAAGGTCAAGGTTGGCGATGAGGTCAAAGGCAACTACCAGTCTGTAATTGGTCTGATTGGTGCTACCGGAACTTCACTGTCTGCTTCTGGTGCTAACCACCTTCACGCTTCGTGTGCACCGGCTCCTCAGCCTCACGCAGCTGATCGTAAAGTGTTGAAAGATCTTTTCAAACTTATTGATCAGTCATCTGCCACTCGTAAAGCAAATATGGAAGCAAAGAAAGCCGCTGGCTAATGGCTCACTTCAAACTAATCTTCAGTCGCTTGGGAGAAATCCTTTGGCGTTCATTTGGCCTATACATCAAATACCTTAAGGTCGGTGTTGTCCTTGGTGGTGTTGGTGCAGGTATTTCAGGCGATGTAATGTTTATGTTTATCGCTCTAGCAGCTTCTTTTGTTCCTGCGTTAATTGAGGCTTACTCAGAGATTGGTGAGGAGATTGCCCGTGATGCACGAGTTACCAAAGCAGGAATTAGCAAAGCCTTTAACAAGGCCGCTGACATCATTGACAAGCAGGAGAAGAAAGCCGAAGAAAAGTCTGCTAAGTAGACTCATTGTTTGGCTGTTGACAGTCCAGGCTTTTTGGCTTAATCGCTAGTTTTGTATTTACGCCTCTTTGACTTCATGTCACGGCGATCTTCGGCACTTGTGCCACCCCAAATACCGTAGGGTTGAGCACTGACCACACCATAGGTGAAGCACTCTTTAAGCACAGGACACGTCCCACAGATGGCTTTGGCTTCTCGTGTCTCAAATTGTCGCTCGTTCCATTTAGGCTGATCTTCTGGGTAGAAGATGTGTGGCACATACTCGCACGGCACACCGCCTTCATTCTCTATTGCTTTGTATAGGGCAATTAGGAGTCTGTCGTTAGTTGCGGCTGTCATACCCATACTGTATGTTGATGAGTATCCAGTTGTCAAACTGAAAGGGAAAAATGAGAAAAGGTAAAGTCTTTTCGGAGAAGGCAGAGTTTCTGGGCTTCTTTGAGAATCAGTCGCCTGAGTGGTATGAGATTCGTAAGGGGCGTATTGGTGGGTCTCAGATTGGTGCAGCTTTAGGGTTGTCACCTTGGGAGTCGCCTATTACTTGTTATTACAAGGTGCGTGGTGAGATTCCGGATACGGAAGCGTCTACTGCTATGCGTTTGGGTACTTTGTTGGAGGATCCGTTGTTGGAGTTGTTCCAGCAGGAGAATCCAATGTTTGATGTGTTTAAGTCTGGGTCTTACATTTCTAAGGCTCATCCTTGGTTGTTGGCCAACCCTGATGCGTTTTATCGGGACGAGAAGGGTCGTTTGCATCTGATTGAGGTTAAGACGACAGCGGATTTTTGGGAGTCAGCGTCTGACATTCCACCTAACTACATTGCTCAGATTCAGTCGTATTTGTGGTTGTTCCAGATTGAACACGCTACCGTTGTAGCCCTGTGTGGTGGACGCTACAAGACTTTTGATGTTGAGTTTGACCAGTTCTTGGCTGAGGCTAATTTGTCGGCTCTACGCCGGTTCTGGGATCATGTTGAGGCTGGTTCTCAACCGGCTTGGGATGGTTCTGATTCGACTTATGAGACTATGAGGCGTTTGAAGCCGGAGATTCATGAGGACGACATTGAGGAACTTGGTGATTTGGGTATGTATTTGGCTTTGGCAAAAGATGAGTTAGAGGTTGCTAAGAGTAAGTATCAGGAACTACAATCAAGAACACTAGAGGCTATGGGCTCTGCTAAGTGGGGGGCGATCAATGATGACATTGTTTTGTTCCGTACTCAGCGTGGTGTTGGTGCACCGTACATTCAATGGAAGAGAGGGAAGTAAATGGAAGATTACGAAGTAGGTCAAAAGACCACTATCAATGCAATTTCAGGAACCATTGTTGAGGTTCGTGAGACAGACATGGAACGTCTTGTAAAGATGGAAACAGATCAGGGCAAGGTTGTTATTTTTCGTTTTGTGAAGCGTGAGTTTCGCCCAGGTTTGAACGAATTGAGACTTGGCTAATGGCACAGTTTAACCTTCAGGATTATGAGACTGTAGAACAGCGTCTACATAGGGCATATAAAGATCACCCTCTGATGCGTGTTATTACCAAGAATTTAACTACGCTTCAGGATCGCCAGGTGAGTACCTGGGTGATGGCCGCTGAAATCTGGCTACCCTACCCTGAGGATACATTGCTTGAAATTGGTGCGAAGTCTGATGGCTGGTATCTAAAAGCCACTGGTCACGCTTTTGAAATTGACGGTCAGGGAATGGCAAATAAAACGTCAGCTTTGGAAAACGCAGAGACCTCAGCGATTGGACGAGCCTTGGCTAACGCAGGGTACTCAGGGAACAAGAGGACTACTCGTGAGGAGATGGCTAAAGCCGAACGTGGCATAACCCCTGCTCCTGCCCGTGACTGGCTGAAGGTTGCAGAAGATTTGGCTTGGAAAGAAGATCTAGACGGCCTACGTGCTTTGTTTGTTGAAGCCTCTAGACTAAAAGCGTCAGAAGATGTTTTGAACAAGATCAAGGAATTGGGCAATGGACATAAAGGATCTAAGGATTCTGCTAAGTAGCATTGTCGAACTTCGTGAACTCTATGCTCAGTTGATTGACCCTCGCAATGGTGCTAATGGCACTATGGCGGAGGTCATTCACGAGACAGGGTTGGAACGATTAGAAAGGGTTGAAAGTGGTAAATACTACTCCGAGCACTATCATTCAGGAACTGACACGGATTCAGGCGGAGGCATCTAAAGGCGTTGGGGCACTTTACGATGCTGAAATTAAGTTGGCTGACGCTGAAGCAAAGTATGAACGTACTCTGGCTTTGACGTTTATGGAGACCACTGATGGCACTGTGAAGGATAAAGAGGCTATTGCTAAGTTGAAGTCGGCTGATGATAAGTTGGCGGCTGATTTGGCTAGGGCTGAATACAACCGGATAAAGTTGAAGTTGAAGCAGTTGGAGTTGGCTCAGATGAGCACTCAGACTATTGCTCGCATGATTGAAACGGAATTAAAGGTTCTTCGCTAATGTGGCTTTTGGTGTTGTGGATTGCAGCTCTCATAGTTGGTATGTGGGCTACAACCGCATCTTTTCTTGCTTTCTTGTTTTGGTGCGAGATGAAAGTCATAGAAGTTTTTGGTGAAGTTGATGATCTCTGAGGCGTGTTCGTGTGGTGCTAGTTTCCAGGCTGAACGGTCTGATGAGATTAAGTTGTTGAATCAGTGGCGTTCTAATCACAAGTGTCGCTCTGAGGGCAATCTTGCCATTATTGATAGTTCACGAGTGGAGACCGCCCCAGTTGGGTTTATGGCTACTGGTTTAGTTGATCCTGCGAGGAGTCCGGAGCCACCGTGGGAAGAATGAGTCAGAAGCAGTGGGCTAAGTTTCTAGAACGGGATCTGGAGTGCTTACACTGCGGAACAAACGACAATACTCTAGTACCGCAGCATCGGTCTAATAGGGGCATGGGCGGCTCTCACAAGAAGGATAAGCCGTCTAACATTATTGTTTTGTGCTCTTGGTTTAATTGCCAGATTGAGATGAGTGCTGAGGCTGCACGGCTCGCTAAGGGTATGGGCTGGAAGCTGGAGAACTGGCAAGACGCTGCGGCGATCCCTGTTTGGCAGAATGGCAAGTGGTATTTACTAGATGATGATTTTGGTAAAACTGAGTTGCCAAATTACGACTATCACTTTTAATTTGCAATTTTAGTTTTTTATCACCTATAATCAAATCTTCAAGCAGAGGTTTTTAAACCGTCAGACTGCTATAAAACTGGCTCTCGCTTCACAAGCGGAGATACTGGGCGTTAGAGGCCGTCAGTTTGGCGTACCTGTAATTGTGTGACCTTAGATCAGGTAAGAGTTCTTGAGAGTAGAACAGAGTTTAGTTGGCGGTGCTACTTCGTATCTACCTAGCATCCTTGCAGCTGGCTAAACAGATGGCGTAGATAGTCTTACCCGTGAGGATAGACCCATTGGAAAACCTGACAGTCCTTATACCTGTGGTTTGAGATGGTCGTTTAGGCCATTTCTACCCTCTTGAGCCTTTCCCTGTGATTACGCTACGCTTGGGTTGTGGATGATAATCGTGTTTTGTGTAAGAGGTGTGGTCTCTCATGGGAGGTGCCTCTGGTTAAACGCCGTCAGCAGGTGGTATTGTGTGTGTCGTGTCGTATGCGTCCTGCGTTGAGTATTCAGTATGGGTCGTCTAGGTGTGTGCCTTGGCGTGGTGATTTTGATCTTGAGGATAATCCGATGGTTGCGGGTGGTTTGTTGTTGCCTGGGGTTCGGTTGTGTGGGCATCGGGATTGTGTGAATCCTCATCATATTGAACTTGTCGTTGATGGGGAGTAGTGTTGTAGTACCCTGACTTGTTCAGGACTATGGAAAGAGCTGCTATGGCTAAGTGTGATATTACGGTTCGTGGGAATCTTGGGGCTGATGTTGAGTCTAAGGTTTCTAAGGCTGGCAAAATGTATTATGTGCTACGTGTTGGGTCTACTCCTTCTAAGAAGAACGCTTCTGGTGAGTGGGAGAATGGCGAGACTATGTGGTTTAATGTGACTTCTTTTGAGGAGTTGAATCCTTTTGAGTTTGTGAAGGGTACTCCTGTTGAGGTGCATGGTTCGTTTGTGTTTAGGACTTATGCGAAACGTGATGGGTCTTTGGGTGTTGCGTTGGATGTTGTTGCTAACAAGATTGAGCGTGTTGTTCGTGAGCAGAAGAAGGTTGATTTTAAGGAGCAGGATTTGATTCCTGAGTCTTGGACTCCTATTTCTCTGGATACTTCGGACGCTCCTTTTTAAATAATGAAGCTATGCCGTACTTGCAACACTGAAAAATCATTAGATTTATTTGGTAATGATAAGAAATCAAAAGACGGCAAAAAGAACAAGTGTAATAGTTGTCACAATGACTACATGAAGTCCTACTATTGGAAACATAGAGAAATTTTGGCAGCTAAAGCACTTGCTCATCATTATAAAATTCAAAGTGTTGCTAATGAAAAACGCCGTTTGAATAGATTGAAAAATTTAGATAAGCAGATGGCTCATTCTAGACAATGGCAAAAAGATAATAAAGAAGCGGCTAAGGCTATCAAGGCAAATTGGCGACACAAAAATAGAGAAGTTGTAAAAGCTAATAAAGATAAGCGTAACCAATTAGAAAAAGCCAGTAATTTGCCCTCTAAATATATTGCAGAATTACGTAGAAAGCCTTGTAATTATTGCGGTAATTACTATGAAGGAAAAATGCACATTGATCATGTGATACCTATCTCTAAAGGCGGATTACATACTATTGAAAATCTTGTGTCATCTTGTGCCACTTGTAATCTGTCTAAGTCCGATAAGTTGCTTACAAAATGGCTAAAGACTAATTGAAGGATCTATTTTTCTTCGTTGACGGTTCTCCTGCACCGCAAGGGTCTAAGACGGCTTATGTGCGTGGTGGGAGAGCCGTTCTCGTTGAGGCTAATAAGAGGCTTCCGGAGTGGCGTTTGGCTGTTACTGATGCAGCTCGTCAGGCGATGCATGATTTGGAGCAGGTTGTTCCGTTTGATCAGCCGATTCGTTTAGAGGTGACGTTTTTTATTGCTCGTCCTGCTAAACCTAAGCATCCTGTTTATCCTGGGTCTAAACCTGATTTGGATCATTACATTCGTGCTGTGGGTGATTCGTTGACTCGTGCTGGTGCGATTGTTGATGATTCTTTGATCGTGGACATTGTGGCTAAGAAGCGTTGGTGTGGGTCTACGACTGATACTTACCCGACTCCTGGGGCGAAGGTGTTTATAACGGTTGTGTAACGGCTCGTGTCGTAAGTTGACTTGCACCGCTTTCTTACCGTAGATTTGGTTGTACGGCAAGAGAAAGGGAAAGCAAATGCCTAGAGCAAGAAAAACAGATCCGTACACATCACATGATGCAGCTCGGTCTGTTAAGAATTTCACTGAGGTTCAGACGGTCATTTATGAACTGTTGGAGACTCCTATGACGGATGAGGATTTGGTTCCTCAGTATGAGCAGTTGATGAATTTTGGTACTGCACCTATGGCTTCACCGTCTACTATTCGTACGGCTCGTCATCATTTGGTTGATAAGGGTTTTGTTATTGATGTTGGTGAGGGTCAGTCTCGGTTTGGTCGTAAGGCTTTGATTTGGGGGCGTAGACGATGAATCAGGAGATTGAGAAAGCAATTATTGATCAAACTAATAAGGTTTGGGAACAGGCTTTGAAGGTTGGCATTTCTGATGAGCGGGAACGCATTATCAAATTGCTAGATAAGCACGAATGGTTTGAACAAGGCGAAAAAGATGAAGTCTTAGGAATACTTGACGGCACTTATCAATGTGAATGTATTGGCTGTAAACAACTTATCAAGGGAGAAACAAAATGAACATACATGGATTCTTTGAAAATCAAACTTGTGAACAATACCTACCTAAAAAGAAACACAAACTAATCGGCTTAATAGCTCAATGTGAAGAATGTCGAGAATATTATGTTTTAAGGACTAATTACACTGCACTTATTTGGCGACCAGCATCTGGAGCAAAGGAAAAAATTAAATGAGCACACCTATTTTTGATGCTGTTAAAGCACAGTTCGATGACGCTATTGCCTCAGCAGAACAACGAGCAACACTAGAAATAAAGACCAAGGTTTTGACTACTTTGAAGCCTTTGAAGTCTAAGACCGCAGCTGTAAAGAATCTGATTGAGGAGTTGGAAAATGGAACTAATGCAGGTAAGTAAACAAGGGTTTCTTCGTGCTATGGAGGAGGGAATGTCTGAGGCTAGGGCTGATGAGCGTATGCGTATCGCTAATTTGGTTGAGGACATGATTCACGAGGATTTGCCTGGTGGGTACATTGTGTTGTTGCGTCAGGTGCGGGACAAGATCATTTTGGGAGGAAACTAATGAAGGTAACTATTTGGACTAAGAGTTCGTGTGTGCAGTGTGACATGACTAAAAAGCAGTTTGATAAGTTGGGCATTGTTTATGAGGAGCAGTCTCTTGAGGAGAACCCGCTTGTTTTGGAGGGCTTTAAGGCTCAGGGGCTTCTTGCAGCTCCGATTGTGACTACTGATACTAAGGCTTGGTCTGGGTTCCGGTTGGACAAAATTCAGTCATTGGCTCGTCACCTAAAGAGTACCGAGGGCAACTAATGGATACCGAATACACAAAAGGATTCAGGGCCGGTAGTGCTTATGAGCAGGAACGCATTATCAAGTTGCTAGAAAAACTCGATGATGACCCTTGTTATGTATGTGGCGACCTAAGCAAAGCAATCGAACTTATCAAGGGAGAAACAAATGACTAACGGCTTGGGTTGGTTCATGATCTGTATGGGGCTGGCTTTAGCAGTTGTAATTATTGAACTTATAAGGAGAAACAATGAGTGACATTTCTGAAAGGGAAGCGGCTCTGCTAATGGTAGAGATGCGACTTCAGTTGCTAGAAATTGGGCTGAATAGCCTGAACAAGATTATTGATGAGTGTGCCAAGTCTGTTGATGAGATGGAGAAGGCTGTTAAGGAGATTTATGGATCCCGTGATTGAGCAAGCGATGGAGTTGCTGGAGTCACCTAATTTGGTTTGGTCAGCAGACTTTGATCACATTCGCCACCACTTGTGGGCGATTCTTAAAGAAGAACAACGCAGCTATGCACCGTATGAGGCTACAAGAAACTTATGCGAAGCATTACTAGAGGAATTTCCTGTTAACCGATAGGGTTGAACTATGAGCATTTTAAAAGGGATGACCCCACCGGTCAGAATCCGTGTTTGTCGTATTGAAGAAGTAGCCAAAGGGCTTGGTAAGGAAGATGCGGAGATTCTTCGGAACGCTGTCGTTGATCCTGCTTGGTCTGTGAACGCCTTGATTTCGGCGTTGTCGGCTCGTGGCGTTTTGTTGTCTAGGACAAGTCTTGAGCGTCACCGTGGAAAGCGTTGCCCGTGCTCGAAGATCTGACACCAGCCTCAAAGGTTGATGTTCCTAAAGACTGGCGACCTGCTGTCGAGTTCAATGGGTCTGAAGGTGAAGCCACTACGCAAGGCTTTTTACCTGATGAGAAACCCGACTTTGACAAGTTTTTAGTTGAGGCTGGTTTTGATCCGGCTGAGATTGAGATTGTTGGAGAACCAAGAACTAGCCGATGGCAGGTTGCCCGACCTTTCCCTCTGGATCCGCAGTGGTTGACGGCGTACCGTTTCCGGTTCCGTAAGAAGGGTGTTCTTGAGTCTGATTTGCCTACTTTGTATGCTCAGGCTAAGAAGGCTGTGCCTAAGCCTGTTAGGTCTGGTGTTGAGGGTAAAGCGTTTGTGATTGTGGCGGCTGACTTTCAGGTTGGCAAGGTTGGGTCTAGGGGTAATACTCAGGATTTGGTTGCTCGTGTGTTTGAGTCGTATCAGGCTATTGAGGCGAAACTTAAAGCGGGCAAGTATGAGAAGGTCATCATTGTTGATGCCGGTGACATTATTGAGTCTGTATCTAATGCAGCTTCTTTGGCACAGTTGGAATCAAACGACCTAAGCCCGATGCAACAGGTGGATCTCGCAGCTGCTCTTATGTGGGATCTGATCAAGATTGCTCACAAATACGCACCCGTCACTTACGCCTCTGTAGCGTCTAACCACTGCCAGTTCCGGTTCAACGGTCAAACAGTTGGTAAGCCAGGTTTAGACGACTGGGGCATTGTTATTCTCCAGCAACTTCGCCGTCTAACAACCGAACTCGGTATGGATGTCAACTACCTGATCCCACAGCCGTATGATGAATCGCTTGCATTTGACGTGTGGGGCGATAACTTTCACGTTTTGGCAGTGGCACACGGTCATCAGGCTAAACGCCCTAACAGCGTCCAACAGTGGCTGGAGAAGCAAGCATTTGGTCAAGGGCCATGCTCAAACTTCACGACTTTCATTTCTGGTCACTTTCACCACCTCAGGGTTGAGGAAATAGGTCAGGCACATAACGGCGGATCGCGGTGGTGGGTTCAAGCCTCGACAAGCGATAACGGTTCTGATTGGTTCCGTCTAATGTCAGGAAACGACTCCAGTACGGGAATCACTTGTTTTGAACTGGTTAAGGGTTTGCACTTTAAGGGCACGGTATTCAAGCTCTGATAGACTAAAACCCCAGCGATGCTAGACACATCCTGGGGCATGATCAGACTATTAAGGAGTCCAATATGTCTAAGCGTACTAAAACAATCACCCTTGAGCAACTTTTAACAAAAGGCACAAAAACCTCTAATGGTTGCATTGAATGGGATGGCTACAAGTGCCCAGAGGGGTATGGCGTACTTTCGGTACAAGGTAAAAAAGTAAAAGCCCATAGACTCGCTGCTACTCTCGCATACGGTCAGCCTCAAAAGAATCACAGAGCATTACACTCATGCGATAACAGACCATGTATAAATCCCGAGCATTTACGCTGGGGCACTGCCAAAGAAAACTATCAAGACATGATTGATAGGAATCGGACAAACTATGCGTCCGGTGAAAGACATGGCAAAACTAAGCTAACAAATGCTGATGTTTTGCAAATTCGTGAATTGGGCAAACAGGGCGTTAGTCAGACAGAAATTGCTAAACGATACAATATGTCGCAAGCAGGAATTTGGTTAATATTGCAACACATTAACTGGAAAAACGTATAAACTGTAAGAAAAGGGGATTTATGTGTTCGGTAGAGAATTGCAGTAGAAACAATTACACTCGTGGGCTGTGTCAAGCACACTACATGGCGGCTTATCGTGTTAGAAAATCTGGTTTACCAAAATCTGGTTTGGATCCGGCTATAAATCTGGTTGTATCAGCGAAATTTGGTTCAAAAGTCTGTTCCGAGTGTGCATCTCCTGTGCATGGCAAAGGGCTTTGTGGAACGCATTACGCCAGGTTGCTAAGAGCAAGGAAAAAGCAAAATTCCAGTTTATGACTTCAAATGTGAGTGTGGCAAAAAGAACACGCTAACCGTTGGTTTTAAAGAAATTGATGGGTTTCAATGTCGTTGTGTTTGTGGCAAATTGATGACACGCCAGTACGGTGTTGGAGCTGTGACCTTTAAGGGATCTGGTTGGGGCAAGGATAAGAACTAATGGGACGTTTTCCTAAACCTTGTGCCGATTGTGGTGTGCTAACTTCTGGTGGTAATCGGTGCGACTATCACGAAAATCTGGTTAAAAAACTTCACGACATTAAGCGGGCTGAGGTTAAGAGAAATTCTGGTCAGTATTCTGGTTCTTATCGGGCTAGGGCTGCGGCTGTTCGTGCAAGTGCTTTGGTGTGTTGGTTGTGTGGTGAGGGTGCTCGTGCTGGGGATCCTTGGGAAGCGGATCACGTGATTCCGGCAGAATCTGGTTCGACTGCCGAGTTGAGAGCTGCACACAGGACTTGTAATCGTAAACGGTCAAATCTGGTTTAAAAATCTGGTTAAAATCTGGTTTAAAAATCTGGTTAAAATCTGGTTGAAAATCGCAAAAAACGGGCAAAAATGACCCGAACAGGTGTTCGAATGTCAAGCCCCCCTTGACAAGTTTTTATACGAACAAGTGTTCGATAAGCAAGCTTGTGGATAAGCCTGTGGATAACTTAGTGGCTTGTGGATAACTTACGCAACCGAATAAGCCGTCTAGGGTTGCCTGAAAAACAGGCCGCCTAAAAAACAGGCAACCAAATAAGCCGGCGTTATCGGATCCGATAGAGGCACGAATTAGCCCGCCGCGGTAAATAGATCTAGCCGCCTAGCTTGTCCCTAATAACACGATCCTTTAGCGGTATTTAGCCCGTTATCAAATTGTTATAAAACACGCCTAAATAACTTGCTATTTGTCGCGGATTATTACAAGATAGAGGTATCCGGATTAGATCCGGCGAATAAGGGATAAAAAGTGAAACTAGCTAAGTATTTAGGGATTATCGCGGGCTTGTCGGCCCTAATCCTATTTATAGAAAACACAACCGATAACAACGTATTAGCCGGATTAGCCACACTTATCACCGTATCCGGCCTAATGCTTGCGTGGAAAGCGTAAAAGAATGGAAACTTACAAGCCAAAACTAGACGATCAAGAAAAGTTAGATCGTGCCGAAAAAGTAGCGGCGGCCCTAAAGAATGGCGGCAAGCTACTAATCCAAATTACACACACTAGCCCGTCAAATATGTCTTACCGCTACAAGGTGAACCTAGCCGAATGGGACGGTAAAGAAATACAGACAACTAACCTAACTTATTGGCTAGCCGCGGAATGGAACGAACGGGCCGTACAAGCTTGGGCGGGCGATGAACTAAAGGGCCGCGGCATCGGGACGGATCGGTATTTTCTAGCCGCCTATAACTTGGGCCACACGCTAAAAAAGTATGAACTAATTAGCGATCCGTATGAAATAGCAACCCGCCGTATCTATCAGGAAATTTAGGGGATAAAGAATGATCGAACAACTAACGCCGCTTTATGTTTTGGAATGGGACGGCGGGGCAGATTATGTCTGCCGCGGGTGTGCCGATGAATTTGTAAAGGATAACGGCTTGGAATGGGATAACCCTAATTCGCTAAATTACACGCTAGAGAATGACAAGGGCCTATCGGCTTGGGTAGATCACTTTCACCAAATAGAAAGCGATAGCCCGCAAGCTTGCGAGTGTGGCCAGTATCTAGAAGTACGCCTAACACCGGACGGCGAAAATTATTTACGTGATAATGACTTTCCGGAATTTTTACTAAAACATTATGGGATCGAAACATATCTACAAGAAAGGGATAACGAATGAACGACAAGGAACTAATGGGAACTTGCGACACTTGCGACAAGGAATATGCCGTATCGGATAATACGACACGTTGCGGAACTTGTGGCGAATGTTCGGAATGTTGCGATCACCTAGACACCGGCCTAAATACTTATTACGTGGAACAACGGGCCGAAATATGGGTACGGGCAACGGTACAAGCTAGGACGGCGGCGGACGCTATGGAATTAGGTAAAGCCGCCATAGAGAACGGCGATTATGTAGAGAATCCGGAATCTTGGGAATTACAGGACGATTATTGGATCGGCGGCACACAAAAAGGTGTAGCCGTATCGCTAAATAATGACGGATCTATAACCGAATTGAGGTATAAGGACTAATGAACGATCAAATAACACCGAATCAACTAAATTACACCTTGGAAGAATTACAAGTATGTTATGACACTGACCAACTTGTAATGCTATTTCAGGAGCTACTAGAGGACGGATACACCGGCCTAAGCTTGGGGCTAATTATTGATCTAATCAAGCAACGCCTAGACACAATATAAAAGGGGAAATTATGAAAAAAATACTTAGATTACTAGGCTATTCGGCCCTAACCCTAACGCTTATAAGCGGCGGCGTAATGGCGGATCAAGCTAAGAAAACTATAAAAAAGAATTACTAAAGGGGATAACTAATGAATGAATTACTAACCTGCCCGCGTTGTAGCCGTAAAGATATAACGGTATTACCCGATAATGACGGTGATCCTTATTTGTGTGATACGTGTTGGAATGATGACGGCGGGGAAACTTGCGAAACTTGCGGGGATCTAATCGCAGGCGGATCACCGTTTAGCCGCTTTTGCGATAAGTGTCTAGACGCTAGGCCGCTAACTAATGGAACGGCAACGCCAGAGAACTATTATCGAATCAAATTCGCGAATGTTGCTTATGACGTGTTTGAGTACGGGGAAACGGCTAAAGCCGCTATTTGGAACGCTTTAGATGATCTACTTGACGCGGGACACGCGGAACCGTTAGGCAACGCAACGGCCCGCCAAGCCGTTTATAAAGAATGGAATTATGGTACGGATCGTTATACGAACGGCGGCGGCTTTATTGCTAACCCTAGGACGGTGAACTAATGGCTTATTACAGACAACCGCCTAAACGTAAACGCGGCGGGATTACCCGCTTTATCCTTGGAATTGTCGGTATGACGATATTCGGGGTAATACACGAACAAACACGCCACACACTAAAGTAAAGGAGAACTAATGGACGATCTAGCCCAAGGGATACAAGAAAGTCAACAACTAACACAAGCTATAACCCAAGTTATCGAATGGCTAACGGATAACAACGCCCATACCTTGGCCGCGTTATTAGAATGGAACGCCGGTGATCTAATCGAATGGCACACTGATACGCCGTCTAGAGATTATGATCCGGACGTAATGATAAAAGCTTATAAAGCCGCCCAATTAGTCATATACGGCACACAATAACCTAACAACCCGCAACACCTAAAGCCCTAGGCCTAATCGCTTAGGGCTTTAGCTTTACCCTAAAGGATCACACCTAACCGGATCTATCAAGCCCGCTACAAGCCACACACCCGCCGCTAACGGGTGTTTTTTTATACCCGAAACACCTAAAAAGCCGTATAAGCCCCGTACACGCCATAAAAACACCGCCACGAACTTACACCCGTACCACACCGTAAAAACACGCCACACCGCCACACAAGCCCGCAAAAACACAAGTACCCCCACCCATAACGGGGGACTGGGTCAAATTCTGCCAACGTCAGCCGCTATGACAC